CCGGTATTTCAGGCGCAGCGACCTTCAAGCTGGAACCTTGGCCAAGCCCTCAGGTGGGCTCTCACTGACCATGACCTTCAACGCATCAAACCTGTCGTTGAGTTCTTTGATAGATTGTTCGATGGTGGTCCTCGATGCTTTCAGGGGCGGTGCTGCATAAAGCAACATCGCTCCAGGGAAGAAGTTGTGGTAATTCTTCACACTCAAGTCGTAGTAGTCGGATTGCACTGGCGATCCCTGCTTGGTGAAACCGCAATTAACCCGAACTTGAATTCGGGCGTGCAAACTCAACTGCATGAACTGATTCTCCCCACCGAAGACTGGGTCGCCATGCTCGTCCTCCCACCGGATGAAGCCCTCGTAAGACGGAATGAAAACTGCTGAGTCAAGCGACCCAGTCGGCTGCAGCTCCCAAAAGCAATTGATGAAATCAGACGCGAGAAGCCGCGTCAGATCCAGCTGCCTGGTCTCGGACTCCCCGAGGGTGTACGAGGCCTGGCCCTGGTGAAGCAGGTCATAAACTGCCTCCTCCATCGTCAAGATTGTGGAGCTGTATTGCTTGATGCCGATGTTGTCCACGATGGCTGCAATTGGAATGTTCTGGTCCATGTAAAACAGGGTGTTCTCCTTCGTCGAGGACGACCCCGGTGTGTAGTCAATCCGAACTAGAAGCTTGTCAGGCTGCGGATTGATCGACGCAATCGGGGTGAGGGAGGCCAACCTGAATCCCGGCGGGTCTGACGGTGGCTTGCGCACTGGTCGTGTGCCAAACGTTGTGTAGTTGATCCGATAAGTGAGCGACCCAAGTCGGTTTGATCCCGACCCAGGACCGACGTAACAAACATAGATCACGCCATTGTCGCAGCGACCAATATCGCCATCGACCTTAATAGTGTCTCGAATGTACTTGTCGCCGCTGGTCCAAAGGGAGTGTGTGTGGAGTTCAATCCTTTCCTTCTTCCAAGGGACAATTTCGTAAGTACCCACCATCCGCGATATCTGCTTCTCGGTCTTCGCATGGTCCAACACGGATCCTTGATACCCATTCCAGGGATTGGGATCATAGGCGATCATGATCTTTCCGCCTGTCTCCGTGCCGCAACTCGGTGCGTAGTCGAGAAAGAGGGAGGAGATGTTGTACTCTTCAAAGGTCTTTGACTGGTTGCTGAGCGACTCAGAAAAGCCACTAACAGAATTAGCGGTTTCGTCATATGTCAGACCAGGCTGAACCTGGAAGATTTTCAGCACAACGTTGTCTTCTCCTCCGGAGCCGTCATCCTTAACCACATAAAACAGCTCCTTGTCGTAGTGTTTCGAACGGCGGGGTCCCTTGGTAGTGGTGACTCCATACGCGGCAGCGACTGGCATGACCTTGGTCTTGCGCATGCTACCCGGTGCCCTCATCGGTCTAGCTACCGGCTTCTTGCCAGTGTGCTTCTTCTTCTTAGTCATGGGTGAGCTTATTAACGGTTCTAGCTCAAAGAAACCGGCCGGCTGGCCAAACCGGCGCTACGCCTCCGTAGATAACTACGGATCCCCACTCTGCTCCTCCACGGGACTGGAGGTTGGCCTAAGCAGTACGTGAGTCGGAGGCTCCAATTCGAAGGTAGTGGCTGGACCGCTGCTCTCCATCCGGTCAAGCAGCATCCAGTCAAAACCAAATCCTAGATTCCTCGGCTCGTCCAGTCTAACTCTGTCCCTGTACGTGCGTCGCTTCTTCCTGCGTGTATGGTCGTTACCAGTGGTCAGGTCGAGCACCTCCAATCCCTGGCGGTTCTCTCCCAAACCGTTAGTGGCGTGATTCAACAAGAACTCCTCCTTCAATTCTTCTTCGTACTCGAATCTTAGGTGGAACTCCTGAAGGGTGGTCCTATAGGCCTCCTTAAAGACAACGCCATTCTTTGGATCAGCACAGGCGGAGCTGGTGTTCAACTCCACCTTGTTGACATTGCCATACTGTGCCACTTCTGCCGGCTCATTGTCAAGACTGGTCTTCTCGAGATACGTCAACTCCAACTCGCGCCGAAGCTTGTAGTTGGTGAAGACAGGATGTTCTTCAAT